TTATGGGTATTATTGGAATTGAGTTATTAGTAAATGACTACATCTATAATTCGTTTGTTTGGGTAACATTAGGTTCATTTGGTATTGCAGGGGCAGAAAAGGTTTATAAGAAATAATGGCAAGAAAGGTATTTGGTAATGTTAAAAGAACCAATGGAAAGAAAAAGACCAGGCAAGGTCAAAGCCATAATACAAAATATGGAAGTAAATTATCAAAGAAGTATTATAAAAAAAGAAGTAGAGGACAAGGATAATGGCAATAGAATTTGAAAATATTTATAAAGATAGAGTAATTGATACGATCCAAAAGTTATTAAAACAGAATCTTGTTTCTATTCCAATCGTATTTGATGAGCATAGAGGACAAGAGAGTTTTTTAATTGTTCCTGAATCAGATACATTTATTGATTATGCAAGTAATGTGCATATAAGAGAATTTACAACAACGATTAATTATCAATTACGAAAAGGTGGAGAGTACACCAAAGAGAATCAATTAAACAGACTAACAATGGTAGCAGAAATTGTTAAAAGACTTTTATTCAATAATAGAAACTATGAAAGTGGTAATATCACAAATTGGTATGGTGGTCAAGTATCAAGTGTAGAATATACACGAGATGAAGATGATGAAACTATATCCAATGTTATAATCACTTTCCAATGTAACACAAATGAGGTGATTTCATGAAGTATAAACATATAAAAGGACTTCAACTACAAAAACCATCATATCTTAATACACCTAATCAAAAGATTAGAGAATTATTAGCTGGTAAAGAAGTTGAGTTAGAAAAAGAAAACTTGGAAGAATTTGAATCTTTAGGTGTTCAAGTTCAGCCAATAAAAAAGCAAAAACCTAAGAAAAAAGAGGAGAAATAACACATGGCAGTTAGTGGAAAAGTCTATGCTAAAAGTGATTTTAGTGTAGGTATCATAAACAAAAATGCAACTGCATTTGAAACAGCAGCAGCAGACGATGCTGCATACGAGTTACTTCCTGTAGTAAATGTATCTGCACCTGTCCTCAATCTTGTTGAATCAGGGGAGATACGAAGCAATAATGCAGGAATGGTTGAATTGGACATAGATCAGTTCAGAACAACTAAAGGTGGATTTATCACAATGGACTTTGAAGTACCAGCAGAACGAGATTTAATTGTTCGTTTATTGGCTAATGTTCTTCAGGATCATGGCGAAAGTGGTTCAGGACCATATATTCACACAATTCAAGCAACATCAAGTGCAGCATTATCAAGACCTGATTTTACAGGCAGTTCAAGTTCAGGGATACCAAGTATCTTTGATATTGGATTATATTATCCTGAATCAGCACAAGACAAAATGATTACAAGTGCAGTTTTACAAAGTCTTACAATGAATTTTGATATGTCAGATGGTAGATGTTTACTTAGTGGAACATTCTATTCAGGCATGACAAGTTCAAGTAAGTTCTTGGTAGAGCAAACTTTAAGTGCTAATTCAGCAGCACCTACTTTATCAAGTACATCACCAACACAAATAGAATCTTACTTTAATGTTAAGAAACTAGATGTTGATGGAACTTCATTAGCAGATATGGTGATTACAGCAGTATCATTTACATTTGAAAACAATGTAGCAAGAGTTGGTAGAGATTCTAGTGGCGATGCAGAAAGTTATGCTTTTGGTATCCCATCAGTAAACATTACTGGAGAGATTTCATTAATGTATGATGCTAACTTTGACTTTGGTAGTGGTGGTAATGTATTACAAGACTTTATAAGTGGTAATAGTGCAACACTAAAACTACAACAAGGCGATGGTACAGTATCAACAGCAGGTGAGATGAACATAGAGTGCGAAATCTATTCAACAGCAGTAAATCTTGACCCAAATGCAGACACAGGTGCAGTAATAACAATACCATTTAAAGTAGTTCAACCTACTTCAAGTGGTGCAGCATCAGGAACAGCATTTAAGTTTGAGTATGCAGATTCAACCCAAGCAAGTGGTTGGTAAAGGAGTAACAAATGAAGGTTAAAATGTTCAATAAAGAGTGGGAAGTGAAGAATCCTACTTACAAAGAAAAACGAGAACTACAAAAATCAAGAATGAGTGCATTAGATGCAACTGGAAAAGTAGATACTGGAAAGTTCTATGATTGTCTTGAACAAGTAGAAAAGATAAGTGGCTTATCTGAAAGCGATTATGTCGTAAAGGATAAGCCATTGACTATGGGTGAAATAGATGGTCTATTGACGAAACTTCTAACTGAATTTTTAGATGTTTCAAAAAAAGACTAATGGCTTTGTCGTCTTATGTGTGGTTTAGCCATTTTGGCTATCCACACTTTGACAAAGAGTTTCCTTATAAAAGGCAAAGTCCAGTAACGAATAGAGTAAGGACATATAAAGATGAAAAAGATGTTCTACATGAAATTGATAGAGTTTATGATCAATACCAAGATTCTAAATTTTCTATGGGTAGAAATCTATATTTTATATTACCTCTATTTTGCGATCCTAAATGTTTGTATGATGATTGGATAGGAGAAACCATACGAGAATATCGTATGGCTAAAAATTTGAATATTCCAATAGCACAAAGTTTAGATCAAGCCGATTCATTTATAGTAGATAATTTTTTAATCATAGATAACGAATTAAACTCAATCAGGGAATATGAGGTAAGTAAGAATGGCAAAAGATAAACAAATAAGATTAAAAATAACTGCTGACAACAAAAGGGCTGTTCAAGCACTAAATAAGGTAGAAAAAGAACAAAAAGATATAAAGAAACAAAACGATAAATTAAAGTCTAGTTTTTCTGCTATGGGTGGTGTTATAGCAGCAGCATTTAGTATTAGGGCTATTGCACAATTTACAACAGAAGCAGTTAAGTTAGGTTCTCAAACTATTGGACTTGAAAGAGCATTTAAAAATCTTGGTAAAGCAGTTAATTTTAATGAACAATCGTTAGATAAATTTAGAAAAGCAACCGATGGAACTGTATCTGATATAGATTTAATGACACAAGCAAATAATGCCATGTTATTAGGTATTGTTGAAAGTGATGACCAGTTTGCAGAATTAATAGATAATGCACAACGACTAGCACAAGCAGTTGGTAAAGATGCAGTATTTGGTATTGAAAGTTTAACAACTGGTATTGGTAGGCAATCAAAACTTATGTTAGACAATCTTGGTATTATTGTTGATACTAATAGGGCTTATGAAATTTATGCAGAATCTATAGGTAAAAGCACTAGCGAACTTGATGACAATGAAAGAAAACAAGCATTTATTCAAGCCACAATGGAATCTGTTGCAGAAAAAGTCAATCAACTTGGAGATGAACAATTAACAGCAAGTAGTGCAACAGAAGCACTTTCATCTTCTTTTAACAATTTAAAAGCAACGATTGGTAAAGATTTGCAAGATGAAGTTATTACTACAACATCTGCTTTAGGAAAAATGATTGATGAGATGAATAGAGAAATAGAAGATGATGGATTGGGTGCTTTTATTGTAGGTGCTTTTACAGATGGACCAATGGAATCTTTTGCACTTCTAAGAAAATTTATTACACAAACATTAGGATATTCTGAAAAAGAGTGGAATGAGTATTTAGAAAAAATTGGAATGGATACTGGGGCATTAGAAATACCCTTAAGACCTAAAATTGAATTGGTATCAGAAGATGATGAGGACATACT